AGGTATTTGAAGAATCCATCTTCCATCATCATTCTAATTAGATTTCTATGTCCTCTTCCGTCGGGATCCATCGACTCTGAGTAATATAATCCAACTAATTCTTTGTCCTCATCACTTATAAGTGGTTCATCCAAATCTACGAGTTTTTGGTTAATAACATAAAATTCATCACCAAAAATACCTTCTTTAGTTTTACCACTTAATAGATTCTGAAGGGCTACGTTCCCCTTTTCCTCTTTAAGTAACTTAGTACTCTTATCCAAAATATATGGTATTTGTATTAATTCTTCAAGTAGCTCAGGGAATAATTTAACTAAAGTTTTTTCACCTAAATAAAAGATACCATCAATGTTATCTGAACTATCACCAGTGAGAATCTTTACAGTCTTAACATTATAATGGGGGAACTCAACATCGTTGATCTTAATGGTGTCCCCCATTTTATAATATTGTTTTGTGGTTGGTGAATAAATAGATACTTTTTCCCCAATTAATTGAGTTAAATCTCTATCACTCGAGAATATAGTTTTTTCTTCGTCTAAGGAGATTTTACAGTATTGGGCAATCAAGTCATCAGCTTCAGCTTGTTCTGTCTCTAATTGTCTTACAAACATCTCCTCGAGGTATTGTTTTACCCTTTGCTTTTGCTCAGAAAAAGATTCTTCTTTTGATTCTGAGTCTGAAGATTTGCGATTAAGTTTGTACTTAGGGTATATTAATCTCCTTTGTGTAGAAGATGTTTTTGAGTCCCAAAATACTACAACTTTACCATAGTTGTGTTCCTCTAAGAATTTACGAAGAGTGTTTAGAAAGTGCCAAACACCTCCGACATGTTTTCCATTATGATAGAACTCTCTAACACCATGAAATCCAATTTTTAATAAATTATTTCCGTCTACTAATAATGTTTTGGTCACTCCCTAAAACTTAAATGATTTCTACTACGCTTCTTCTTTTTCTGTTTTCAAATCAAAGTCACCATCAACTCCGATTACGTCTTTCCAATAGTCAGCATATTCTTTCTTATACTTTTCTATTGATGATTTTTCTTCTGCGGTGTCTTTTCCTGGTAAGAAACCGTGTGGGGTTACAATAATTCTTCCGTCTTCAAAACCAAGTCCGTTGATGTGGTTTTTCATAACCGACACTTTTGTTCTTGATGCGAACTTAACGGTTCTCTTATCTTTTGTTGCTGTGATCTTGGTTGTACCAGCACCTTTTTGATTACCAAACAAGAATACCAAAGAAGAGTTCAACCAAATCGCTTCACCACCTTTTGCTTTGATCTTAGGTTGACCAAATGGATTGTCAGGTAATTCAACCCAAGGCTGATTAACAATAATCAAAGTATTTTCGTATTTAGAATCTGACTTACGAGATCCTGAAATACGTTGGTTAATACCCATACCAATCTTATCTGCCAATACAGATGCGTTGTGTTGTTTACCACCTTTACCTTCATACGTCATTTTACAAGGAACTGAACCTACTGAGTCCCACATAATACAAAGTGAATAATCTAATTCACCTTTTTCTTGAGCGTCTAATAGATCATTAATATAATCTGTAATTTGTTCGATGTAACTGAAGTTATTATTAAAAAGGAAGAATCCATCCCAATCTAATTCACCTGTTTCTTCATCAACCACTTCCTCACATTCAAATCCCATTATCTTAGCGTGATCAAAAGACCATTTTTGTTCTGTAATAATGAATACAGGGAGGATACCTTTCTTTTGAGCATCAACTGCCGTTTTCACTAATGCCGTTGTTTTTCCTGTATCTGAGTGACCCAAATACATATTAAGGTGTCCGATTGCAGGTCCAGGTAAACCAACCGCGTCTAAGAAATCAGGTCCTAAATCAAAGAATCTTTGTGGTTTGTATTTTGCGTCCGACGAGAACTTTTTCTTAATCGAACTAAAGTCATTTTTCTTTAAAGCCATATAAATGTTTTATTAATATTTGTATTAAAAATATAGACAAAAAAACGGGAACAATAAACTGCTCCCGTTAGTTTTATTTTCAATAAAATTTAGAATGGTAAATCTTCGTCCGCCTCATCGTTTGCCTGTGGATCGGAAACTTCATTAATTGATTTAACCTCAATTTTAGGTGAACCTCCCATAGAAAATTCTGAAGTTTCAGTGTTAGAGTAAACATAACCACCTTTTTCTGAATCCCAACGTGGAGTTTCACCACGAGAGATCGCTTCAAGATATTCAACAGGTTTTTTAGAGTATACATCCTCCCAAGTCAATTCATCAGCAACCCAATCAGACATTTGTGTTTCGTCTTCTGAGATTGGAGATGGGTCATCATACATAACCGTTTGGATTACCGTGTAGGTTGCCCCTTTTGGAGTTTTAGCCTTTGTAAGTTCGAGGATCAAATCACGACCTTTATCAGGATCAGTAACATCACCTTTTGCTTTCCAAATTGGAATTATTTTATCAAGTATTCCTTCTTGTTTGTAGTTGTGCTTAAATCGCCAAAATTTAACTCCGTCTTGTTCGTTGTCACGATCAATTACTTTCACAATATAAAACTTACGTGATCTGTACTGTGTAGCCAATTGTTTGTCAGTTTCTTTACCTGTTGACATAAGTTCTTCATAAACTTCATTCAAAGGTGAACGCTCGTTGTCATTCTTTCCTGGATCGTAAAATTTCTGCCATTTGCCGTCCACAAGGATTTCGTGGAACCATACTTCTTTGAACGGTGAAGATCCGTCTGTTGTAGGTAGAATACGTACTCGTCTCTGACCTTGTTTCTCATTGTCTTTCAAAAGAGCTGCGAAGTATTTCTTCATTCGGTCTTCAGAAGACATTTTAGATGATGAGTTCGTAGAACTCTGTGTGGATTTTTCGTACTGTGAAAGTACTGCGTCTAAAACATTTGTCGCCATGTGTAAATAAAAATTAAAGGTTTATGTTAAAATTATAGTTGTATAAAAAGTTATAGTCAAATAGTGTTACCAAAAAAAGTTAAGGTCGAAATTAATCGACCTTTAACTTATGAATTATATCTGTTTAGTAGAATATCGTCTTCATCTTCCATCGGTTCGTTGAATGTTTTTTCAATCTCGGATGGACTAAAGTTTTCTACTTCGTCTCTTGTTAGAACATATTCGTTCTTACCGGTCATTTCCATTTCACCTTCTTTGTCTTTAAAGAAGTCGGCTAAATTTTGTTTGTATGGTCCTGAATCTAATGATCGTAGTTCTAATTTTTCTTGAGCCGTTTTAGGTCTGTATTTTTCTACTTTAGCTTCTAAGGAATCTAATTTTGAAACAAGTGTATCCATTTCAGATAATTTATCTTCCATAGTTTTGATTTGATTAAACAAGTTTTCAAAATACTCTTCTTGTTTATCCGCCATAGTTTTTTGTGAATCAACCAAATCAGTAATATCTAACTCTTCAACGTCACCTTCTCCTTCAGCACCAATTTCTTCAACGTCAGGATCTGCCGCGACATCAATAGGTGTTGGTTCCGCTTCAGGTGCTGCCGGTGGAGTGGGAGCCGCTGGATCTGCAGGTGCCTCACCTGGAGGTGGTGGAATTGCTCCTGCCGCTGGGTCTAATGCAGGATCTGCGGGTGGTGGAGGTGGAACCTCTTGTTCTGAAATATAATTGTTAATCGAATTATATCGTTTAATCTCGTTTAATATTTTTTCGTCTATATTCATATTATCCGTTAAGTAATGTTTTTATACCTTTATTGGTTTCAACTTGTACCTTTTTAAAGGTTCTCATAGTGTTATCAACTCTTTCAATTAAGCCGTCTTTCATTCGTACAGTATAACAATCACCTGTGTCTAAATCACAAACTTGTTTAGTACCGTCTCCCATATCTTTTTCAGAAACTCTTGTGTTTTTACCCAAGTAGTTATCTAATATCAATTTTGTATTCATAGTCGTTTTTATTATAAATATCAATTAATCTTAAAAGTTTGTACACTTTGATAAACTTGTGATGCCTTTGCGAATTCTGTTTCAACTATTTTCCTATCTTGTTCAATCATTTCATCGTAAACATTCGGAGGTTGATTCACAGGATAGTTAAGTATATATTGCTTAGCGGTTGCTTGTAATGCAGTTAATCCTGATTTAACATCTGAGGTTAGATTAGGAAGAATGTCTTTTATTCTAAAAAACGCGAATTCAATAAAACTTTCAAACGACCTAAAACTAGCAACAGGTAAATTATTATCTGTACCTCTTTTTACACAATAAAATTTGTTGTTTGCGTAGTTGGTAAATGAAGGACCGTACACTTCTTTTAAGTTGATGGTAGAATAGTTATTTTCATAACCAGTAATCTTAGAACTATTACCTGTATCAACATAAATAAATCCAAAAATTAATTCTGTATATGTTTGGAATGTTTGTCCGGTTATTGATCCAACGTTAAGATTTGTTAAAACTTTAACAATTGTATCAAAAAACTCTTTAGTTGTTTTAGATGTTGCCTCAGGAATTTCAATTGGTGTGTATTCTGAATATCTTGGATTTAAGTTTGTTTGACAATCTTGGGATTTAGTAAGGGTCTCTTGAGCTTGTAAATTAGCTAAAACGTTACTTTTCTGAGCAATAATATTAGTAGAACTTTCTCTTAATTTCTTTTCTCTTTCTTGTATTTTACTATCAATTGTTGATAATATTTTTATATTCAGTGTCTGTAAAAAATTATCAATTTTTGGTAGACTATAGAACGGTTGTCTTGTACCTTCAAATTGCGTTTCAAAACCATTTTCACTAACACTATGTGAAACCTTAGTAATCATATAAGGACCTGAGAACATAGGTATGTTTCTAATGTTAAAATACATCATAGGTTGTATTAAGGCATCACCCATCATATCAACAGAACAAGTATAACTTCTGTTTTTATAAAGGTTATATAATGAAACTGATTGTGTTGTTGATCTTCTGTTCTGACCTAAGTTTGCCATTTGGTTCAACATTTCAAGTGATTCTGATGTTGGTTTACCCGGATCTTGAGAAACACTGAAAGACTTAAATATTTGTTGATTTTGTCTTGTCATATCAACGTTAAACCCGACCACTTTGTTTGACTTAGCCCAATCTTGTTTGTCAATTTGGTTTTCAATCAAAGGATTATCACTAGCCCTTCTTAGGTCAAACGCATCATCACGATATCTATAATCGATATTGTCTTTCATATCCAAATGCTCACTTGGTTTGTTAACATAATAACAAAGGAACTTTGGTGAACTATTTCTGTAATCAACATTTAGGAATGTACCAAATAATGAATTACCAAATTCTAAACTACCATCAGGTCTTGGTGTTGGGTTCTTTTGAGCATCTTGTACATTATAAAAATTAACATATGCGGGTAACATAAAGTGTTGGAAGTTATTTTGTACCAATATGGTTGTAACCATATCTAATAGAGTATTCTTATAATTGGCTCCGTCAATAAGATCCATGATCTCAAAAATGTCAACCAATATTTTATCACCAACATTTCTACTTGCCCTATCAACCAATAGTACATCTTCAAATAATGTTTTACTTTCAAAATCAAAACCAGAGATCCAACTATCATTTAGAGCCTTAAATGTTTCCCATAATTCAGTCCTTGTTTGTTCTGTAAAACCAGCCTCCAAGTCCGCTCTGTTCTGTGAGTTATCTTCTTCTACGAATATCGTAGGTAATTGTTTTCTCACAGCAGGTAACATGACATTCATTACATTGTTAATATAGTTATCAGATTCAATAATATAATTGTCCATTAAACTATAAAAACTACTGTAATTTAATTTAGGGTTTGCTAATTTTTGAGTCGCATATATTTTAATCAGTGGAGCAAATTCTTGAACATTCTTTTCATTAAATAAAACATTTAGATCCACAAAGAAGTCTGTAATATAAGACCCACTATCTTTATATTCTAATTCAGGAATACTAGATTTACCGACGTAATATTCAAGTGCTTCCCACGATTTTGGGTTTTGTTGTTTAGATTGAGCTAAAGTAACACCACCCCCTTGTGTTGGTAACGATCCTTGAAAATAAGGTCCGTATATAATAGGATCTTCAATAAATCTGGTTGAGAATGTGTAGAATAATCTTTTATTAAATTCGGATGGGTTACCATACTTAAATACAACATCGTAGTTCATGAATGATGTAAGTATATTTTGGAATGTTTCATTTTGACTTGTTATCAAACTATATAACTTTTTTTCTGGTGAATTACCGGTTGGTACCTTAACTTTGAACAATTGTCTCGCTAAGGTTTGGAAGTTTTTAAAAGTTTGTTCGCTCACTTCATTAGCATTAGTTTCAGCTTCTGTTGTGGTTAAATTACTTGAGGTTTGGTATGATGGTAAAGTATCAACAAAATCATATACAGATCTACCGAAATTTAAAAATTCAGATTCAAAGTAATCTAACGTTTTCGTATTGAAGGTTGTGAATAATTCTTGGAAATCAGTGTAGTCTTTTTTATCCCCACTTATTATAAAGTTTTGTTGGTCTTTTTGTTCATTAAGTATTTTTTTCAAATAAGTTTCAGGGTCATTTTTAATTACTTTTGAATTGTCAAACCATCCGTATTGAGGTGCGTTCCAAAATAATCTAACTGACCCATTAAACATCGCCTCGTTACCGGAAAGTTCGGAACGCATAAGACCATTCTTAAATGCTTCATCTTTTGTCTGATTTATATTCGTACCGAAAGACGGCATTACATAACAAAAACTTGGTTCTGTTGATGACGACACAGCAACCGACCATGGAGTTACTCTCATTGTTCTCGCAGGATTTGATAGGTCAAAACCTGACGTTTCATAGATGGTTGAGTTTTTCGTATTCATCATTATTAAATTTCCACTATCCAAGTTGTTTTGGATTGATGATGATGGAATACCTTGTATATAACTATTTTGTATAACAAATGCCGACGTTACGTTTGGTTTTTGACCAACACCAATACTATAAAGTCCCACACCACCTGTGGTGCCTGAAATTTGATTTACTATTGTAACATTACCATTTAATAAAGGACCATTAATAACCGATCCTGTCGTTAAAATATTAAGATCAATTGAGTTAACTTGTAATGGAGGATTTTCAACACCAAAGCTAGATGTAAAACCAGAAACATTATTAACTATTTTATATAACCCATTTGAGTTTGTACCACCACTAATTTGATTACCTATTTGTAATGCATACGGGAATGACGGACCACTAATTATCTGTAGATTTGATAATGCTGATAAATTTACATTAGATATCTGTCCAAAACTACCAATTGTAAATTCTAAAGATGGTACAGTTGTTAGAAGTGTTGGTGTTGTAGTATACACTCCCGCACCACCAGCAGTACCTGAAACTTGCCCCGTCACTATCAAATTAACACTGATTGAGGGGATTGTGATTGTTGTTCCTGTTTGAATGAGGTTATTGGTGATTGAGTTTATAATTACCGTTGACCCGTTACCACTACAACTACCTGTTACCTCAAAAACTTTTATATCACCAGTCACTTCTTTTGTCTCACAAATTCCACCTGTTTGAGTTTTACCACTAAACAATTTTAAACCTTGTAAGAAGACATTAAAGTCGTCAACTAACTGAGGATAAAATCCTGTGTTAATATCAGTAAATGGTTTAGTTCCTGTTGTTGTATCTAAGACTAAATTTCTTGGTGTCCCATCAATTACTAAGTTGTAATTTTTGGTTGCTGCGGAATTCGCAGGATCCCAATTTTCTAAATAATTAAAGTCTTTCCAAACACTATCAAGGTAATCTACACCAGTGTCTCTATATGTTTTATATCTATTCCAAATTGATCCGTATTTTAATATCCAAGCGTAAGGTAGTTTATGAACCGCCCCGAATTTTTTCATCGTTGCCAAAATGTAACTTAAATCCGTTGTGGATTCACCATTTTTGGTAACATACTTTTCTCTTAAGGTCGCTAAAGGTAAACTATTCAAGAATAGGTACGCCGCAGTTTTATATGGATATGGATCGTTTTGTTTGTATCTAAAATTAAAAACACCCTGTTGTACCGCATTAATAAAATACGGAGTATTCAACATCGATGTTGTTTGTGTTTCGGTTAAGTGATTACTATAACCTGTATATTTTAAGTTACCCTCCGTTACTAATTGGTCTTTATAAGATCTTTTATTATAAAAAGTTTTTAAGTTTGATGTGTCTGGAGTTACAGATAAATTTTCAAAGTTAAAATAAGTGTAGGGTCTCTTTGTGGTCTCGTTATCGTCGTTTTCAAAATTAGTTACCGTCTTGTGAGTATCGTTATATTCTAAAACTTCTTTAGTATCAAATGCTTCGTTGGCGTTATTCAAACTTTTACCATTCGCCAAATTATTTCTATCCCATTTTAAATCTGTGATTGGGTAAACATCAGTAAAATCAAAAGTATTACTACTAGATGATGAGGTAAAATATTTCTCTAAGTTCGTAAGGTTTCTTGGTTTAGATAAAGAAACGTTTGGTTGTGATTTTGTGGAACTTAAGATGTCAGAATTATACGCAACATTTGGATTTTCCACATCATTTCTAATATATGGTGTTACAAAATTACCTTTAATAAAGGTTTGCCAACTATCTCCTTGACCTTGATTGGATATGTGTCTTAAGAATGGTAAGTAATTGTTACTATCCAAAAGGTATTCTTTAATTTTTTTTGATAGGAATGGGTTGTCCGCACCTAAACTTTTAATAACGTTAACCGCTTCATCATCAGCCTCGGCTTCGTATATTGATAAATCGTATCCTGACATTCTGTTGAATTTACTATAATAAGAATTCAACATAAGTCTTTCGTATATTTCAAAGTAATACTTTGACTCTTCTTTATTTTGAAACACTTCGTTCGTAACCGGGAATTCAATCGCATTTAATGATGCTCTCGATGGTTGATTATCTAACTCATTAAATTCCGCACCCCCTTTATCGTCAGTTTTTTGACGTTCAGTATACCCTTTAATAAATTGCTCAACAAACTCTACTTCCGGCCAAACTTCTGTATTATAAGCTCTATAAGCTGATGCAACATTTTGAGCACCAGGATAAATGATTTCAAATTTTTCTTTACCATCACCACCTACCGTTTCTTGTATCACTTGAGGCCAAGGATATATCGGTTCATTATTTTGAGTTGATGACTTTATATCAACACTAGGTGCTGTTGTCTGATTACCAAATATAGCCGCTCGTCTGTATTCATTTTCTCTTTGATCCCAAGCTTTTTTATGAACCTCATCAAGTAATCTTAAAAAAGCCTCACCCTGACAATAGAATACCGCCAAAATATTTCTAACTGAAGGAACAAACCCAAGACCTCCACTACCTCTAGAATTAAACTTCTCTGCTAAACTGGTTGTAATTTGTTGTTCAATTTTAGTTCTGTAAGTAGTTGCCTGTTTAGACATACCATCAGTTATCTCCATAAAAGATTTTAATCCCTCAAAATAATTAAATGTGGAATTATTAGTTTTAAAGGTTGTTTCTAATGTGGTAATAAAATTATTGTATGCAATATCAGCCTTTGTCTGACCACTAGGTGGAGTTCCATTAGGTGATAATTTTTCTTTAGGTGCGTTCTCTTGCGTTTGGAATGTTTTGGTTAAATCCACTTGATCCTGATTCACTGACACTCTAAAAGTTTTCGTGGTAATATTAAAAGGGATTTGTGTTTGTTCGGTAATATTACCTATTGTATAACTTCCCCCCACACCAAAAACCGTATTCTCATTCAATCTAGTATTATATTCTTTAAGAATACCATCTAACTCAGTGAGTGCGGTTTCTCTTTTTTCAGGTGAATATTTTTTCAAAAAGTCATAAACTTTTTGCCCACTTTTTAAAATTATTGGGTTTTTAACATCCATGTATGTATTAAACCAAGACGTTGTAAATACGAATACTTTTTGTTGATAAGATAACAACGTATTAGTATAGTCGGTCATGGTTGTTAGAACACCCATATTTTCTTTTGTGAACTTTTCTAAAACATTATCAATAAATGTTTGTAACCTATACTTTAATTGATTAAGAGTTATCTCAGGAAAATCATCTGGTATTAGACCTTTTGACTTATAATTAGAATAAACCTCTTTCATCTTTTGGTAACCTCTACTTACAACCATTGGTGCCGTTGCGGTTGTTGAATCTGATGTTGTACCTTGTTCTTTAGATACTGGTGTTTGTGTTACCGTGTTGTTATACATGTGTGGAACAGCCATCAAAGCACCAAAATTCACGTAAGATAACAACGTATATTTGTATCCATAAAACTTCAAGTTGATAATGAAGTTATGTGATGATGGATCAAACTTAGAGGTAAATGATTGTAACATTATTGGGAACTTAATCGCCTTCCCATAATATCCTTTTAATGTTAATGTAAATTGTGGGTATGGTAATTGAAAGAACGCCGCGTATGGTGAATTGTTTCCACCTTCAAATAACGCTCTACCTTTTATATCCTCAAGTTCTACAGTGATTACCGGTAAAAAATCCAACCCGATTGAGACGTTAACACTTCTCATACCTAAGAAACCATTATCCACAGCTCCTGGTGTTCCATTAGAGTTAAGGTTCTGTGTAATATAAAAATCATCAGATTTGTTTGGGTTCTTAACTGCGGTTTGATTAATTTGATTAACACCCTTTCCTTGTACACTATCTTTACCTGTAATTTCATCAGACCAAGCAGTATCCATAAAGGTCTTATGACCAGGATTTAAGAAATTAATCTTACCAACCGAGATTGTTCTCTGTTGGTCATTCATTGCGGTACCCACCGCCAACTTAGTTCGAGGTAATACATTACACTCAAGATTGGCATAATATACCAAATCTTCTTGTTTAACTAATCTTTCTTTTACATTACCATCTTGGTCTACTAATTTGTTTGGATCAATAAGGGTAATGTTGTCATAATCAAACTCAACTAAAATATTTTCCCCGTTATCTGCCATAGTAGAAATAGTAATTATCTAATGAATTTTTATAATCTTGTAATGAAGCTACTAACGGAAATGGAATTGTCAATACAGCACCATCAGGTATAGAGAATTCATCACCTGTATATTGGGGATTAGCCTGTAAAATTAACCAACCAAAATACGGTGTACCGTAAAATTGTTGAGATGCCTTATCCAACCTCGATTGACCAACCTTATAAATAAGATTTTTATCTGATGTTTTTGTAGGTAATACAACACCAGGAACAACAGTTTGTTGTCCATTAATTAGAAAGTCAGTATATCTATTCCAATATTGTAATGCCATTTTAATTAAATGTTACTTTTCCGTTGAAGGTGTTATTATTATTCAAATTGTTATTTGAATATAGATCTTCTATTATTTTATTTTTTACGTTAACGTCCTGAGTTACGTTAGTGTTATACTTACAAGACTTAACTGTATTATCAGGTAATGTAAATGTTGTTACCGATTTAAATCTTGGTCCGTATATTGTGTCGGTTTCCGTTTTCGTAAATTGTCCGTTAAATGATGTGTTTATTTTTGTACATAAATCTCCATATTCTTCACAAACATTTTGTACTTGTGTTACCAACGCCGGATTTTTCATTACTTCCACACCACTTGTCAAATCAATTATTACCGATGTTAATAAATTTGGATTAGTGAATAACGGTGACATCGCAATAAAAAATCTATTGTTAGGACAACTATCACCAAAAATACTTGTACCACCAAACTTAAAGTCACACCCATCACCACTATTTAAACTGGACGTATTAGGGTCAAAGTAATTTGACACTATCTTGAGTTCAGCCATTATATCTTCAAACTCTTTGATTACTTCCGGTACTTTAACGGTAAACACATTTGATAATGATCCTTCAGTTGTTGCCGGAGCAAAGAATGTATCACCACTTAAGTCATAAAGTTTTGGTTTGTTGTTTACATTCAATTCACCATCAAGTTTAGAAGCAACAACATCTAATTGTCTGAAAATGTAATTTAATTCAGTTTGATTTTGTATGATGTTATTTGTGTTGGCATTCAAAACATCTAAGATATCACCTTGTCTTTGATCTACAAGAGTTTTCAATTTGTCTTGTATTTCTCTTTTTTGTTTGTTTGTCATACCTTGACCATCACCAACCAAGGGTTTTATAATAGGTGAATCTTCATCATCAATATCCTTTTTAACTCTTTTGATGAGATTTTCAACATAATCTTGGTATTTGTTATTTTTACCAAATAAAGTTGTACTTTCTTTATCGTTTGTATAAACCGAAACATCACCTTTAACATAAGATCTATCTTTCAAATACAATTGTAATATACCGTAATTGTAATCTTTACTAATCTTCTCTAAAGAATCGTAATAAGTTTTAAAATACCCTTGTAACCCTTCTTGTAATGATGCTAATAAAGGTGTATAATCCATATCAGTTTCGTTAGCAATCACACCAATAGTACTTCCACCCTTTTTAGGTTGTACACTATTAATCTGACCTTGTTGTGATGTTGTTGCTGGTGGTAAACCGTTTGTTATTTTTTCAACAACATATTTGTCTAACTTACTTGTGTCCTCAGTTGGTGTTGCTCTTTCATCATATATTTCAGTATTCGCATAATAATTAAACGATAAAGCATTTTGTAATTCTTGTACGGGTTCTTTTATACCCATACCTCCAATTATATTGAAACTTAAACTAATTTTTGCCAACATTGGTTGTACACCAATACCCTCAGGGTTTATATCTAAATGTAATGGATCATAAGAAATACCTAAACTTGTTGGTACTATTTTCGTATTATAGAAGTCACCAACTCTTAATACCAATATAGGTGGTGCTCCAAATGATGTATTAAGTGCGTCATTGTATTTTGGTCTACCGTCAGTTCCAATCACAGGTATTGTTTGACCTGGTCTCATACACTGTTGTAAGAATGTTAATCTCGCATTTAATCCCTCAGGTGTCATAGAGTGAAAAGCGGGACTGAAGAATTTGATCTTATCTTTTATCGTTTCATAAATCATAGGATCAGTCTCTTTAATCACTTGGAAGTAGTCACATTCTGTGAATAAATTCCTAAGTATCTTTTTAGAAATACCTTCTTTAATTTTCTGTTCAATAGTAATTTTTGGTTCAGGTTTAATACTTTGAGTTTGACCTGTTAATATATTTTGAGGATTTGGTGTTGAGTCATCCTCAGGATTAGGAATAGGATTAGGGTTTTTCTCTTCAACTTTTTCAGGTGGGGTAGTTACTACAACTTTTTGTATTATAACTCGTCGACAAGCCATTGCTGGTATACTATACCACTGTGATTGTGAATTAGATTTGTTTGGTGTTGTCGTTAGGTTTATAATATTATCAGTACAATTTACTTGAGCTGATAATATATCACCACCAGATGATGTTGTTACAGAAGTATCACCTGTGAATGATGTTGCATCTGCATCTTTTTTTGTTTGAGGTATCACAATTTCTTCACCACTACCTTTAAAGTTCATGGTAAACTTTGACCCGTATTCCGATATTTTTTTTCCGTCAGACAACGTGTAGTTCAACATCCATTTTTTAACAGAATCATTTCTTCTTTCAGAAAGTTTTTGGTTGTATGTTTCCGTTTGTGGAGCCGAAGCCGACCCTAACATATCTATTGTCACCGACCCACCTTTAATTAAGATGTCACCGAGTTTCTTCATCATATCATTTTGTATGTAATTAAAGTTACCTGTAATTACCTCACTAAAGAATTGTGGTATTCCTGCTTTTTGGAATTGTTGTCCCCCAGAAGAAACTGCGGTAGGTGCTTCAGTTTGATATGTGGTATTTTGTAATGCAATATATTGATTGTAATATACATCAAATGGTGAAGCCGCTATTGTACTAGGGTTTCCTTTTGGTATATCATTTTCAAAATAAAATCCATATCCAACGAATTCATCCAAAACATCAGTGGTAGGTTTGGTATTTTCAGCGGTTTCTGTTCCCGTTTCTGTGGTATTTGGGGTTCCGTTACCACCAGTTGCTTTTCCAGGTTGTTTTGTTACCGGATCTTGTGGTATACTTTGGAGTACTTGTATTTGTTCCTCTGTGGTTAGTCTTGGGTTATTTAAGATTTGTTGATATGTATACAAATCTTTTGTTGGTATCATATTAAATTTGATACCTAACTCATATAAATCATATTTAGTACAACCCGCAAAGAATGAGTCTACAACACTTTGCACTCTTTCTTTACCAACACCCTTCATTTGTTTTTCAATAATTGTGTTCAACATAGAAGGGTTATCAACAATAATAGTCCAACTTAAACTACCACTCCTACTTGTATTTTTGTAAGTATAAATTGGTTCAGGTCTTCCTAAGAAAAATGTTGAATTAAAATCTGGTTTTGAATCATCAGAGAATTTCAAATCATAAGGTGGGAACCACATAATTCTACCACCATTAGGTCCTTTTTCACAAACAGGTAGGTCATCATAAGTATACCCCGGTCTGTCTGAAGTCCTCCACGCTAAGTTCTCAATAGAGAACATATATTTTTTAACCTTACCGTCAACAATGTTTGTAGACCCCGGATTTCTTAATGGAGCAATGTTTAAGTTGTAAGTATTGTCCAATACTGAATAATCAACTCTTCTTCCTTCAGTTGTTATACCCGCAGATTTTTGTAGGTCGGCATATGTGTAATATGGTGTATCTTTTTGGAATACTCTACAATACTCTAAACCTGCTTGTGTACCGTCCGCTTGATCAACATAGGAAAGTACCATAGAACCTTTAGTCATCTCCTTATACCCATCATTGAATACTTTAGAAACTTGGTTGATTGCGGTACCTACGTGTTTTAATCTTGCTTGACCTTGTACTTGATCCGCAGAGTCAACAAGTCTCTGTGTCTCATAAAGTATAGAACCCGGTCTGAACGGAATATCAACAGATTGGTATCGTAAGTAATCGGCTGATATCTGATTAAAGTCATCATCTAAACTTCCCGCACCACCACCTTGTGTTGCTCTAAACCCTGCATTACCTTTATATTTTGGTGAAGTCCAAACTAATTGACCCGCAGTACCACCACCATCACTATACGATCTACCAGCTAAACCAAAATTAATTAAACTTTCATTACCTTCATAAAGTTTACCTAACTCTTGTGGTCCATAAACAATACTTTGTTGTTGTACCCCAAATTGGTTTACAGGTACTTGGTTTGGTGGTCCATCAATTTGTGATGGTTCCGCATTTTCATTACCAACATAATAACCTGAAGATTGTGATTTGTCTTGATCAAATAATCTATTAACAGCCGCGGAAGCACCCGCAATTAAACCACCAATTAAACCTCTATTATATGATGGTCTATATAAGTTGTAATCTAACGCTGAAAATAATGCCGATCTCTGCCCATTTCCTGTGTTCGCAACAAAAACCTCAGAAGGATTTTTATATTTATTTAATATAGGTGCCAACAAACCACCAGTTAAGTTATTGGCAACTCCTAACGCCGCTTCAGTCTGTGGTCCGTTGATTGGGTTGTCACCATCAAAATAATCACCAGGAATGAAGGAAACCGGGAAATAGGTACCTGTCAATCGGTTAGCCAAAGACACTGTTGCTAATGCAGGATTTTCAGGAACAGTAATTTTCCAATCTCTAATGAAAAATGGTTGTTGTCCTGTTGCTAATAAACTAGCAGAAAAAGGGTCTGTTATAGTGTCAAGATTAATAACACCAACTGTATTTTGTTGTAATTCTTGAGCTATTCTCTCATCAAACGCAAATTTTAATTGTGTTGCACCAATTTTCGCTAAAAAGCTATCAGACGATAACGGTCCGTTTGAGCCAACTGGGTCGTTCTGAAAGACAATGTTAAATGTTGGGTATGATGAATAACTATAATATCCTGGATCCCAATATGGTTGGTAGATATTACCCGCATTTTGTATATCGGTAATAACAACCAAATCTT